TCAGGATGGGAAAGCCGTCACCTGCCCCTCGGTGTATTCCCGCTGCCGCTGCGCGCGCTGATCGAGGCGCTGCGCGGCCTCGCGTAAGTCGCCCGGCGAGACGATATTGTAGCGCTCAAACACACTGCGGGTCTTATGGCCCGTGATCAGCATGGCGACGCGCTCGGGGACGCCGGCGCGCACCAGGTTGCGCACGGCCGTGCGGCGGAAGTCGTGCGGGATCCGCGCGGCCAGGCCGGCCGCGTGGCAGGCGTTGCGCCAGGCCTTGCGAAAGTCCCGGATCCGCCGGCCCTCGCGATGGAACACCAAGGGGCACTCTGGATACCACTCGAGGTGCTCGGCCCACTGCCGCTCGATCAGCTCCCAGAGGAGCTGCGGCAGGTAAATCGTGCGCCCCTCTTTGTTTTTGGTCGTGCCGGGCTCGCGGCGCACGGTTTTTTCCTCGAGGTCCACCTGCGCCCAGGCGAGGGGCAAGATCTCGCTGGCGATCCGCCAGCCGGTGTAATAGGCGAAGGTGAGGGGAGGCTGCAGGGAGTCCGGCAGCCGGGCCAGCACCTGCTCAAACTCCTGGCGCTCGAAAAACCCCTGGCGCACATTGTTTTCCTCCAGCATCTTGATGTAGGGCTGTTTGACGATGATCTCCGCACGACGGGCTAAAGTGAAGGCGCGCTTCAGCGCGGCCAGCTCGCGGTTAATCGTGGCGGCACTGGCGCGCTCAGCTAGTCGCTGATTAACGTACTGCTGCACGTCGGCCGACGTGAGATGATGCGCTGTCCGATGAGCGAAGAAAGGACGAAGATGTTTCTCTACGCGAATGCGTACGGTTTGACGCGAAGCGCGTTGGTTGACCTCGTAGTCGATCAAGAGATTTTGTAGGAGCTGATCGATCATGACACGCTCGACCGCCGGGCCGACATACCGGCCTTCGGCAATTTGGCCGAGTCGCGCTTGCAAGAGCTGTCTGGCCGCGGCTTTGTCTTTGGTCTTGGCGGCTTCGCAGATGAGCTTGCCATTGACATAGTAGCCGATGTAGCACCAGCCGCGTTTGAGATAGACGCTGCCGGATCCCCGTCGATACTTGGGCATCATTGCCTCCTCTCACAACGGACTCCTCTTTTTCAGGCGACTGTCTGACTGAAGGAGGGGCAGGCGGGAGGAGTGTGCCGCTTTTCGGCCGCGCTGATCAGGCGCCGCCTAGCCCCTGGGGTGCAGGCGGTCTATAGCGGATTCCGCGGGGAGCGGCAAGTTGTTGCGTCCGCTGCCTTCTCTGCTTCGCCATCTCACGGTCAAGCAGACGCCGAATGAAGGCCGACGCGTTGTCTTGCTGCTCCAGAAAATCATTCTGCTCGCGTGAGAGCGTGATGAGGCGCCTCACGACTTCACCACTAGTGAAACGTGGCCTGCCCGCCGCCCATGTGCGTTTGGATCCTTTTTTGATGGGCATAGGCAGAGTGTAGCAGAATTATATTAAAAATACATATATTTATTAGAATACCGCTTGACAGTCGTTCAATAAATATATATATTATTATAAAAGGGGCACAGAAAGGAGCGCGTGGGTGGCGAAAAAAGAGCGGTTAACCGAAGAGATTCGATACAGCGCTGAACTGGTGAAAGTCACGTGGGCGACGTTGATTGCGGTGGTTGCCGGGACGCTCAGTGTCTTTGCGAAAAACGTTCCGTACCAGCTAGCATTGGTGATCGGGATTGTGGTAGCGATAGGATTGGGAATGATGACGTGGCGCTTACATAAAAAAGTCGAAACACACATCTCGCAGTTAGAGGAGGTGTGACGATGACACTCGAAGTATTCACCTTAATCGCACTGGCTGCCGTCATCCTCATTACCGGCTGGGCCATTAGCAAGTAGCCATGGAGAGTGCGTATTTCCCAGACACCAATACGTTACTCATTCGGTTCAGTGAGGCCCCGGTCACCGACACGCGTGACCTGACCGGGGATGTGCTAGTGGAGTTTGACGCGGCGGGCCAGCTGGTCAGCATGACGATAGAACAGGCGAAGGCCCGCCCGGGGCTCGAGCCCGTGTCGTTTCAGACCCTCCCGGCCGTCGGCCCGATTGTCCTTGGCTCCGAACAGGACAAGCAGCGCAGCCCGCAGGCGGCGTAAGGAGGCCTCAGATGATCATAAATGGATGGCTCGCCGATGTGTCATCTACCGCTGTGGCCCGTCGAATGGGTTCTTCCCGGCTCGCTTCAGCGCTATCAGCCTGCTCGCGCACTGTAGAGTCGAGAGCTGGTTGACCTGTGCGTCGTAAAACCACTGTGTGAGACCAACCCCCAGGCGCACACCGAGCTTGTACCCCTGACTTTTGTCTGGTCGTTTCTCGATATCTCGTATGCGCTGTGCCCGGAGCTCGGACTTGAGAGCTGCACAGGGGCTGAGCGTGCCGAATTGTAAGAAGAATGCCGAGAGCGCTATACCGATGATTCCTAGGATGAGTGCGGCAATGCTTTCCAGCCCTGTCGGTTGACTAGCAGGTTTTTGGGTGGGGGGAAGGGGATCTGCCTGGGGTTCTGTCTTCTTCGCCACCGGGATCTTCTCTGGCTGATCAGCCGCGGCCGCTGCCGTGCGGCGTCTCTGTTGTTGGGCGCGGATGTATTCGCCGGAAAAGCCCACGGTAAGCCCCCTTATGTCTATCAAAGAAATCGGCCTTTCTCATTCACAAAGCTTCAGACCACGCTGGATAATGTCCGTGTCGGAGATCGGAAAGAATCCACCAGCCTGGGCAACCGTAGGCAAAGGGTGAGGCTTCAGAATTTCTGTGATCGGCTTATATCGGCGAGCATATCGGTCCATGGCTTTCCCATTGATGTTATACGTCCCGCGGTCTGTGTGCAGAATGACTGCATTAATCCGGCACTCCAAGCGTCCAGAACTGATGGTGAATGGCCACTTATCCCCGTACTCATCTTTGGAGATATACTCCATTCTGGCTGCCTGGGCGCTTGCCAGCACCAGAACAGCTAAGAGTACATCTGTGAGAATGGCTCCAAAAAATTTCTTCATCAATTGCTCCTTAGCAGGATTCTTCGAGGCCTGGCCCGTGACACCTGCAGCTCGGGCTGAGTGCACCGTCACAGCATCGCACCCGGCCGCCGTCGCAGCCACAGACGCCGCCGTGATGTGAGCAGCAGCCGCGCCGCTCGGGCGCGTCCTGCGAGAATCCGCCTGCCGTGACAAGGAGCGATGTTGCAGAAGATGGTTTGGAGATAATGACACCACCGACCGTAAGGAAGAGAGCCCAGGTAAGAGCAAGGATCGAGAGGGATGTTCTCATGACCGATCTCCTCTGCAAAGAGATCGGCTCTTATTGGAAAGGCTTAATATTAACAATAGGCGAAATACATCATTGACTGACAATAAACCACAATCAGCCTATTTTTCCGCACGGCCGCTCGATATCCGTTTTTCTGTAGGCAATGGAAGTTTTCTTTCCAGGGCTAACTCCCAGAGGCGATTTTTTCGGCCGAGTTCTTTGACTTCTCCGTACATAAGAGTGTCTTCGTCTACATCGCAGATCTCTACGATCCTCGCGATGGTTGCACCGTCTGGGACTCGTTTGCGTTTTTCCCAGCCAGTAATCGTGGATTGTTTGACGGGGTTCATGAGGGAGCCAATAAGCAAACCGAACTCCGCCTGGGTGAGCTCTTTCAATTCGCCTTGAGCGTCAGTCTTTCCGAGTAATCTACCAGCCAAGTATCGGATTCTTTGGATGTTTTTCCCGAAAGTTTCCGGCCTATTTAATGCTCTTGACATTTTAATGCTTAAAGCGTTATTATGCTTATGGGATGAAAAACAAAGCTTTAATAAATTACAACCTTTTAAGTCCTTACCGGCTAGACCGCAAAAAAGTCAAGTTATTACAAGCTGAACGTGAGCTGAGAAACATAGACATTGCCCGGATGAAGGGCATTCATCCCGTTCCGCTCGCTCACAATATCTCTGGCAAGGGCCGAAACCTTGCGATTCAACAAGCGATTGCTGACGCGTTGGGCGTTTCCCTCGAATCCATCGCTATTCCTGTTGCCAAAACGCGAGTCAGAAAATGCGCCGCCTGAGGTCCCCATGCTGACCGCCACCGACACCCGGAAAACCGACACCACCCCACGAAAGGAGACCGCATGATTCGCGGTGCGCTTCCCTCATCCCCGCTGGAGCGCTGGCAGTCCGCCCGCGAGCTGCAGCGGCAGATCGACGCGAGCTGGCAGACCCTCGCGCAGCAGCTGCAGGCCTTACACCAGGTGGATCGGGCCGCCTTCGAAGACGAGCTGGTCACCTTACGCGGGCAGCTCGTGCTGCTGTGGCAGGCACGCCACCACGCCGCACGTCCCACTCAGCCCGGACACGGAGCCTAGCCATGCCGTCGCTTACGCTTCCGCCCCCAGATCACACGGGTTGCGAGCCACTCCGCACGACCGTGGAACAGAAAACGCAGGCCGCCATCACCCTCATCGCGCGGGTGTCACGCCGCCCGGTGCACGAGATTGAGACCCAGCTCCGTCAGCGCTGGCACGCCCGGGGGCTCACCGCCGGGGAGATCGAGGCCGAGCTCACGGCCACCATTGCCGACCTCCGCCGGGACCTGGCTTGGCAGCGCGAACAGGTGGCCGGCTAACGAAAGGACACGACCATGACCGTGCATGACCTGTTTGCCGTGCTCTCGCTGCTGCCCACGCTCCTGATCGGCACGGTGGTGCTCTGGGGCGCGCTGCGGGTGGTGAGGGCGTAGCCATGGCGATGCTCCAGGAACTACCGCCGCCGGCGCCCGCGCGCAGGGGGACCGCCACCGACCGCATTGTGGTGGTAAACCGCTTGACGCTGGTCGAGGACCTCGTCCATCACGAACTCGAGCGCTGCTTCGTGCTGGAGAAACAGGCCTCGGTCCGACAGGCGGCCCAGCAGATGGGCTGGGGCTATGATTCACTGGTGCGCTGCGTGCGTGGCGTGCAGCCGTTCCCGGCCGGCCGGCTGCCGGCCCTCTGTGTCGCCACGCAGAGCCTGCGCTTTCTCGAGGTGCTGGTCCGGACGCTGGGCAGGCACATCGCGGAGATCCCGGGACTGCCGCGGATGCCGCTCCCCACGCGGCCGCCGCTGCTCGTGGTCACCGAGCTGCTCGCCATCTGCGGGAGGCTGGCACAGGCGATCCGGCTGGTGGCGGCGGACGAGGACGAGATCCAAGTCCCGCTCGATCCCGACAACCTGCGGGAAATCAACAACGCGATCGACGAGGCGCATGCCTTACTCGAGATCTTACGCACGGTGATGAACAGCGCCGGCAAGCCGTCGCAGAGACCGCGTGGAGAGCACCAACACGATGAGGGAACCACGTAAGCACCACCCGGGGGGGGGAGCATCGCCGCGGCCCCCCAGCGGCAATCCGTCCGCCGCCGTCATTCGCGTGGCCAACGGGTACATCGTGTGTGAGAACGATCGGCTGATCCCGACGCAGATCTGCGCCGACTGGCCGAGCGTCGCCGCCGCGCTCTACCAGGCGCTGCACCCCGACGGGCCCGACCCCGCGTGCGCGGTGCCTGTTCCACCGTCACCCCCGGACACCCCGGAGCCCCCTGTATCATCGGCGGAGTCACCGGAGTGGCTCACCGCCCCCGAGCTCGCGCGGCGGTTGCGTGTGCAACTGCGCACGATCCGCGCCTGGACGAAGGAGGGCATGCCGCACCTGCCCGTGGGGCGCAAGATCCGCTACCGCGTGGGCGAGTGTGAGATGTGGTTACGCGCGCGTCAGGCGAAAAAAAAGCAAATCCGTGATAGGTCGAACAGGTTACACCCGGCGGGGAACCAACTCAGGGGGGAGGACGATGAACGCCCGACTGGCCTATCTGTGTGAATCGTGTCACGCCATTTTCGAGCGGTGTCCCCACGGCCGATGTGAGACGTGTGGATCCGCGGCCGTGTGGCCGCTGGCGACGCTGCTCGCGGGCCGCCCGCCCGCCCTCGCACGGCACGAACAGGGGCAACGGAACGGCCAGGTGCCGGCGCGGACGCCGGGGCGCGTGCTGGCCTTTGCGTTCGTGCGCTACGGTCAGCGCCGACGAGAATAGCGCCAGATCGCGCCATACCGCGCCAGTGGCGCCCAGGGGAGTGAGCAGAATCGATGGCAGACATCGCGCAGGCGGCACCGCAAGACTACGCCCAGTGGAAGCTCAAGGCCGACGCGATCCGTGACCTCGGCCTCTCCGAGCGCACGATCGAGCGGTTGATCCAGGCGGGCCGGATTCGCACAGCGCAGCGGCGGGTGCCCGGCCGCCGGCCACTGACCGTGTTGCACCCAGACGATGTGGAGCAGATCCGCCGGGAGATCATTCCCGCACAACCGACCGGACCGCCCTCAGTCCCCGCCGCGCGGCACAGCAACGGCGCGCCCCTGCCGTCCCTCTCGTTCGAGGCGTTCCAGGCGCTCCTGCGCGGCCCGGCCGTGCCGCTGCACCGGAAGCTGTATCTGACCGTGGCCGAGGCGGTGGCGTATAGCGGCCTGCCCAAAACGGTCCTCCTGCGTTGGATCCACGCTGGCACCTTGCCAGCCATCCAAGCGGGGGGGTATCGCATCCGCCGCGCTGACCTCGAACGCCGGAGCGCGGCAGGAGGGGGTGAGTGCACACACGCGCGGCGCCGCGCGTGAGCGCGACAGGAAGTCGTCAGCAAAAAACCGGCGTGCCGCCGTTGGGAGGCGCGCACGCCGGGAGTGAGACCAACCGACCACGTGGTGGTCATTGACCGCTCTCTCCACTAGTACGCATGTCCGGAGCGTATGCAAGGAGGGATGCGCTTGTGAGCGTGGAGGCCCCTGTGGGAAGGAGAAAATTTCGCAAGCGCTGGGATTTCTGGTGGACGTATGACGTGACGAGAGCCCTGCGGGGCAAGCTGGCGCACCAAGCCGTGATGAATTACGTCACGAGCTGCCCCGCCTGCAACGACATCGGGCTCTACGACCTCTCCCTGGCGACGTTATGTCATGACGTCGGGATCGCCCGCGAAGAGGCGTGGGAGATTTTGGCCGACTTGGCCGACTTGGGGTTCTGCTTCTACGACGGGGATCGGGAGGAGATCTTTATCCCGATCATGGCGCGGTGGGAGCATCTGGAAGGGCCGCCGCGGACGTGCCTCCACCCCCGTGATAACAACGTGCGCCACATTCACATGGAGCTGTGGAAGCACAGGGAGAGCCCCTTCGTGTGGTATTTTTATGAGCTCTACCACGAGGCCTTCTACCTCCCCCGCGAGTGGGCGCACCCGGGGGACTGGCGCCCCCCGGAGTCCCCCGGCGCCGCGCCCCCCGCGGCGCCGCTGCCAAGAGGCTGTGAAGCCCCTTCCCAAGCCCCTGTGAATGGGATGGAAAGCGGCAGGCAAGACGCGATTCCCCCCTTGGCCGCCCCTTCACAGCCCCTTGTGGAGCCCCTTGTGAGACAGGAACACGAACACGAGTATGAGAATGAAAATGATACTGACAGTGATCGCACAATTTTTTCAATGAATGGGAACGGGACAGGGAGCGACAGCGATCACCGCACGCGCCCGCTGCGCCAGGCCGCGGCGTTTCGGCCGACGCGCGCACACTGTCCGCCACGCCCGCGGCAGTCAGTCGCCGTGGGCGAGCAGTACACCGTGGTGCCTCTGGGGACCGAGGGACCGTGGCCGTCGGTGCAGGCCTTCGTCCATGCGTATAATCTCACCATTCCCGAGGAATGGCCGCTGGTCCGGGACCAGGATCTCAGCGCTGAGCTCGTCGAAGCCATTCGCGCCGCCCTGACCCGACACCCGGACAAGCGCTTCTGGGACACCGTCTTTCACCAGGTCGAGCTGTCGCTCTACCTGCGCGGGCAAAGCAAGCTCGGCAGGCCGACGAACATGAGACCGGGGATTGGCTGGCTCGTGGGGTATGGCGTGAGAGACGGGGAAGAGAATGCGATCAAAATCTACCGCGGCGATTACGCCCCGGGCAAACTCAGGCGCGAGAGCGGGGCGAGGCCGGCCCAGGCCGACAGGTCGGCGTGGTGGGCCATGCGGTGTCCCCACTGCGGGGCCCGATTGCCGCAGCACGGCCACAGGCGAGCGGACAACAGGCACCTCACGGGAGGAGATGGCGGATGAACAGCGAATTTCGTATGGTCCGACGCGATCAGCTCTCTGAATCCCCGCTGAACCCACGGCAGCGCTACGATGAGCAGAAGCTCCAGGAGCTCGCCGACAGTATCAGGCAACAAGGGATCCTGACGCCGCTGCTGGTCCGCCCCTTGGCGACGGCCGCCGGCTGCTACGAGATCGGCGCCGGCCACCGCCGCTTCCGCGCCGCCGCGCTCGCCGGCGTGGAGCAGATCCCGGTCATCGTCCGCGCGATGGACGACACGGCGTTTCTCGAGCTGCTCACGATCGAGAACCTCCAACGCGAGGACGTGCACCCCCTCGAGGAAGTGCAGGGCTACCGCACCCTGCTACGCGAGGCCCGCTACGACGTCAAAGACCTCGCCACCAAAATCGGCAAGTCGCTGAGCTATGTGTATCAGCGCTTGAAGCTCCTCGACCTCATTGCCCCCGCGCAAGAATACTTCCTCGCCGGCGAGCTCACGCCGAGCCACGCGATCCTGCTCGCTCGCCTGCAGCCCACAGAGCAGGCGCGGGTGCTCGAGGAGTGCCAGGACACGGAGTGGCACGGTGGCAAGCCGGAACGGATCGGGTTCTGTTCGGTGCGCGAGATGGCGCGCTATATCGAGCATCACATTCACCTCGACCTGCACGCCGCGCCGTTCAGCGCGAAAGACGAGACGTTGCTGCCGGCAGCCGGCTCCTGCCAGGCCTGCCCCAAGCGCACCGGTTTTCTTCCCGAGCTCTTCCCGGATATCGCGAAAAAAGACACCTGCACAGATCCGGCTTGTTTTAACGCCAAGCTCGACGCGCACATCGCGCGGAAGAAAAACGAGCTCACCGAACCCTTTCTCGAGCTCGACAGTAACTACGACTACAGCAAGAGGCGGAAAGACGAGGATCCTTTGCCGCGCAATGCCTGGACGCGGATCGAACGGAAGACAGATCGCTGCGCGCACGCACAGCCGGGGCTGATCGTCGCCGGCCGCGAGCGCGGCTCGGTCATCGACGTCTGTGCCGAGCCGGCGTGCGCGAAGCACTACCCCTTCTCGAACGAGCGCCACGATGAGCAGTGGAAGGCCGAGGAAGAGAGGCGCAAGGAGAAACAACGGCGCCAGGCCGAAACCCGCCGGCGCCTCTTCGGTGCCATTAGGGGGAAGGTCACCGCGCCGCTCCCCCGCCCGGTCCTCGACCTCGTGCTCGCGGAGATCTGGAAAAAAACCTGGAGGGATACCCAGAAGCGGCTCGCGAAACTCTACGCGTGGGAGACCAAGGGGCACAAGATCGACCTGAATGCGTATGGCACTGAGCAGATCCGGCGCATGACCGAGGACGAACTCGCGCGGTTTCTGGTGGATCTCGTCCTTACGCCGGCGTTGCACGTCTCGACCTGGGGCCCCGACACCGCCGAGGTCCTGTCCCAGATGGCGCAACTCTACGGGGTCGAAGGCCTGGGGCGCAAGAAGTCATCCGAGAAAGCAACGCGCAAGAAATATCTGGCCCAACTCCCGGATCTGCGGGTCTGTCAAGTCTGCGGCTGCACAGACGCGGACGGCTGCGAGAACGGGTGTTATTGGGTCAAGCCCGATCTATGTAGTACCTGCGTTGATGCCCCTGTGGAGGCAGAGGAAGCAGTGTAGCGAGATTGCAGACGCCTGCAAGAACAGCACGCAGAGAAAAAAGTAGTGAAAGGTGAAATATGTTGCCGTATGAGAACAGCACCAGCGGCGACCGTGCGCTCCTCGAAATTCAGAAGCTGTTGCACGGTTTCGGCTGTACGAAATTTGGGTCGATGATCGATTGGGAGAAGGGGGAACTCATCGTCCAGTTTGAATGGCGGGGGCGAAAGATTCACCATCTAGAGTACACAGGCGGGTGCCGAGAGAGTGATGTCGTGAAGGGAGGAACAAGGATGAAGATCATCATCGAAAGCACCGCAAAAATCGTCGAGCTGAACGGCGTCCCGGCGCGGATCTGGGAGGGCACCACGGAGAGTGGGATCCCGGTGCACGCTTTCATCACGCGGATTGCCGCGCCGGAAACAGCGGACCTGAAGGAGTTCGAGCGCGAGCTGCAGGCCTGCAGAGCTCCCTCTCTCGACGTACAGGCCTATCCCGTGCGGTTGGTGCTATGAGAGCGGTAGAGGTCCCGGGCGCCGTCGCGACGCGGCAACTTGACGATGGTCGCGTTGTGGCATTGTTGCCCCTGACATTTGGCCGGTTGCGGCTCACCGTGGGCTGGGACCTCCTGACCTACGACGACTATTGGTGATTCGAGGACCTCACGGCCGCGGTCGTGGCCTATGCGAACTTCCCACTTGAGCCGGCCGGCTGGCGACGCGCCGGCGGCGTCGGATAGGTCACGCGTTACGCCGATTCGGCCGACACGTGACCCATGCTCCCACAGGAGGAAGTCATGGTTGCTATCGATCTGAATCTCGAGGGCGATGGGATCTGGCCGGATCTGCGAGGCAAGCACGTGATCCACCTCACCGACGGGAGTACCATCGGCATCGCTGCGTTGCCGGGTGGCATGCGAAGTGGCCGGCCCAGTGTGGCGATACGGATTGACCTGGATGGGCAGCGCGTGGTGTTTGTCGAGACCAGTCTCCGTCTCTTTCTCGCCGCGGCCGATGCCCTCCGCGCCCGCTACGGGCAGGAACTCTAAGCGATGGCGTATACGCTGGTGACCAAAGACGGAGTGACGGGGATCCGCTGCCTGACCTGCGGCCGGACGAGCTATCACCCGGAAGATGTCAGGCACAAATATTGTGGCCACTGCCACATCTTTCATGATAAGGACAGAGCACCCAAGGGCTACGGGTTTTTCTGCGTGTGGTGCCGGACCCCGTTACCCGACCCGCCACAAGACCCGCCATTATGTGACCAGTGCAAGCCGCTCGTACACAAGGAGACCTGATGCCTACCCCCCAACGTGGCCAACGACCGAGTCTGTCGCCGGCGCCCTCTGCCCCTGCGCAACGCCCGTGCAAGTTGTGTGGCGCCCCGCTGATCTTTGCGCGCAGCGAGAATGGCGTGGTGGTACCGCTCGATCGGAAAGCGCCCGTCTACCGTGTCACCCGCGAGGGGACGGGGCAATTCCGTGCCGTGCGCGACGTGACCAGCCTCGTCTCGCACTTCTGCACCTGCCCGAAGGCCAATGAGGTCAAGCGGCCAGGCCAGCAGCAGCGCCAAGCTCCGCCCACGCAAGCCTCGCCTGGTCAGCGCCCGGCCGGCAAAGGGCCACCGAAAGAATACGGCAGAAGATACCGACGATGAGCACGCCACCGCTGGAATGCCAAGATCCTCATCTTCTATGGCAAGACGGAGAAAGATATGGAGAAGGAATTACGTGCCCATGGCCTTATCTCCAATAAAACTGAGATCCATATTGACCCGAAGCTGAAGTAATACGGTGCGGATACAACGGGTGAAAGCGGCTCTGAGCGAGGAGAAGAGCGGGAATAAGCCTGCGGATCCACGTCGCTACTCTCCATGCTGCGCAACACACCACGCTGAGCCCGGATGAAAAGTGCATTATTGTTTAGCTGAAGCAAAAATGAATGGCAATTCACTAAAAAGACAGGAAAAGCCTTGCAAAATCAAAAGCTTATGCGTTTGGGTCCTTCTGCCCGATTCAAGGCGCGCCGGTGGCAAATTGGAAAGAAGGAGGGAAAGTAGCGCGCCGATTTTTTTGAGGTAAGTCGAGCACTTATGCCAACGGTCTCGAAAGCGGTCAAGGCCACCACGACGAAGATCACCGAGGAGCGTCTCAAACGGCTGCGACACCAGAATGCTAAGTTGTCCATCGAGGTGAAGAGGCTGCGCGGCCAGCTGGCGCCGGTGGAAGAGGTCAAGCGTGCGGTCCTCGCTGCGAACACGGTCGTCAAGCAGCGGTTGCTCGCGCTCCCTTCCAAGCTGGCACTGCAGCTGTCGTTATTGACGAACCCGGCAGAAATCGAGGCGCTGCTCAGGGAGCAACTCACGGACACTATCAATGAACTCGCCTATGAACAGGAACGGGCAGGGCAAAACGCAGCGTGAGGTCGCCAGCTGGTATTGGTCGAGTTTGCGTATCCCGACCCGTCTCACCGTGACCGAATGGGCTGACCGCTATCGGGTGCTCAGTCGAGAGAGCAGCGCGGAACCCGGGCGCTGGTCTACGGCCCGCACCCCCTATCTGCGTGGCATTATGGACGCCCTCACCGACCCCCACTATGAGATGGTCATTTGGGTCGCGTCCACCCAAGTGGGGAAGACGGAGTGTGGGTTGAACTTTGTGGGCTGGATCATGGACCAGGATCCCGGGCCGACGTTGGTCGTCCAGCCGACCCTGGAGTTGGGCCGCGCCTGGTCAAAGGACCGGCTGGCCCCGATGCTGCGCGACACGCCCCAGCTCGCGGAGAAAATCAGCGGGAAACGCGGTTTACAAGACCTTGACGAGCTGGCGTCCAACGAGCAGCTCCACAAGAGCTTTCCAGGCGGCCACATCACGATCGTGGGCAGCAACAGCACGAGCGGCTTGGCGGCGCGGCCGATCCGCTACGTCATCGGCGACGAGCTCGATCGCTGGGAGGCCGCGGCGGGCGACGAGGGCGATCAGATTGAGCTCGTCAGGCGGCGGACCGAAACCTTTTGGAATCGGAAGATCCTCTTTGTCAGTTCGCCAGGCGTCAAAGGGCTCTCCCGCATCGAACGCTACTATGAGCTGAGTGACCGGCGCCGCTATGAGGTGCCGTGCCCGCGGTGCGTGGCGTCTCAAGTGCTCGCCTGGGACAACCTCCGCTGGGAGAAGACCAAAACGGGCGCACATCGACCCGAGACCGCGCACTTTGTCTGTGTCTCCTGCCAGCAACGTATTGACGAACGGTGGAAAGCCCAGCTGCTGGAGGTGGGCCGATGGCGAGCGACCGCCCCGGCTGGCAAAATTGCCGGCTTTCACCTCTGGGCAGCCTACTCGCCCTGGAAAAGCTGGGCTTCGATCGTGGAAGACTTCCTCCGCACCCATGCGCACAGAGAACCATTCAAGGTCTTTGTAAACACCGTGCTGGCGCAGACGTGGGAAGAACCCGGCGAAGCCCCGGAGTGGGAGCTGCTCATGCAACGGGCCGAGCCGCGCCAGCAGTGGATTGTCCCGGACGGGGTCTACTTTCTGACCTGTGGCGTGGACGTGCAGGAGGACCGGCTGGAGGCCTCCGTCTATGGGTGGGGGGCCGACGAGGAGTGCTGGCTTGTCGGGCACGGGATCTTGTACGGCTCCACAGACAAGGACGAGGTGTACCGCGCACTGGATCAGCTCTTAGCCACGCCTTGGCCACAGCCGACGCAGCAGCGCACGCTGGTGATTCTCGCGACGGCGATCGACTCAGGGTACAAAACGCAGGAAGTCTATCGCTATTGCCGCGGGCGCACGAACGTCTTCGCGACAAAAGGGGTCGCGGAACGTACCGCCCCCCCTGTCGGCCGCCCCTCGTTCCAAGACATCTCGCACCTCGGCCAGCAGGTGAAACGCGGCGTGCGGTTGTGGCCCCTCGGCACGCATGTGCTCAAGAGCACGCTCTATAGCCGGCTGCGCCTCACCGAACCGGGCCCCCGCTTCCTCCATTTTCCTCACGGACTCGATGAGGAATTCTACCAGCAGCTCACGGCCGAAAAGCTGGTCACTCGCTACGTGAAAGGGTTCCCGGTGCAGGAATGGCAGAAAACCCGAGCGCGGAATGAGGCGCTCGACTGCCTGGTGGAGGCGTATGCCGCCGCCCTCATTGCGGGGATTGAGCGGGTCAATTGGGATGCGGCCGCGCGGGCCATGACCCCCTCCGCACCACCGGCACCGCAGCACCCACCCGCTCCCGGGCCGCCGGATCCCCGCGCGGTGGTCCAATTCGGTCCGCCCACGCTCGGCCGCACACGCCAGATGCGCTCGAGCGGGCACGGGGTGATGAGTGAGCTGCTCAGACGATAAGGAGGCATGACGATGGTGGATTTCCCCCGTGCGCCGGTAGTGACGATTGAATGGGTCGGCCGGTGGAAGCCGCTGTACCGCTACGTCCGTGGGGCCAACTTCGCCGGCGTCTCTCTCGGCCCGCTGCACATTTGCTGGCGACGCCCGTGGCTTCCTCGTGCTGCCTACCAGATGGGCTGGGACGCCGGCTGGCGCGCCGGCATGGCACGCTCCCTCTCCTTCGCCCTGCCCAAGAGGGCTCAGAAACCGCCCGGTGAAGACAGAGGGCATTAACGGAGCACTCTCCCCGCTTGCAACACTCCAATTCGTCTATGCGCATCTCGTTGAACGATCAGACTGTGCTGCTGCTGCCGCGTGTGGCCGAGATGGTGCAGTCATTGATCCAACGGCAGGGTGAAATCGAGCAATATAGCAGTGCGGAGATCCGCATTACCTACAGTACCTTTCAAGTCGAAATCCAAGTGATCCCCCCGCCGGAGCGGCGAAAACTTGACAGATCACAAAAATCCGCTATAGGCTGAACCTGTGAGTCAGTACCGTTGTCACACGGCGGCTCACCGTGAGTGGCAGTTGCAGTAGCTCAGGCGAGGACTCTTCCCACAGAGCCGCCTGTTCCGGGGCTCATCCCCCCGGGCAGGCGGCTTTTTTATTGTGGCCCGGTTGTAAGGGGGCGCGTGAAAACGGAACAAGAACTCCTGGATGCCCTGACCCGCGTGCGGGCACAGATCGCGCGGGCGGAGTCGATCAAGGAGCAACAATACTCCGTCGGCGGCCGTCAGGTGACGCAATTCAGTGCCGCCATGCTCCAGGCACTGTATGACCGCGAACGCGAACTGGAAGCGCAACTCGACCGCGTCCGCCGCGGCGGGATCCGGGTGCGCTACGGGGTGATCCGGCTCCTGCTGTACGCATTCCTCTGTGTCCCCTCCCTCGCTCTTGCCCAACAAGTGCCCAAGCTCACTCTCACGTGGACGGACAATGCGGACAACGAGGACGGGTTCAAGATCGAACGCCGTCTCGGCCAGACTGGTTCGTTCACCCAGATCGGCCAGGTGGGCAAAGATGTCGTGACCTACGCTGACACGCAGATTCTGGTCAACACCGAGTATTGCTACCGCGTCCGGGCGTTTAACGCCGGCGGGCAGTCCGCGTACAGCAACATCGCCTGTGGCCTGGTGCCGAGCGCGCCGGCCGCGCCGAGCGGCTTGGGCATCAAAGTGGAGATCTCGGCCACGGCCACGGACGCCAGCCGCATTGTGGTCGCGCCCCAGATACGAGTCTTCAAATGAGCCTCGCGGAATCCCTACGGCACCTCCTCAGCCCTGTCCTGGGCCCGGCGCTGGCCGATCTCATCGCGGCCGTCGTGACGCGCCTCCTGCGCGAACTCGAGGCCACCAGCATCGATGACGAACTGGTCCACCTCCTCGCCCAGGTCGTGCGCCGCGTCCACGTACGCCACGCCGACGCCCCGGATGAGTTGAAGCGTCAGTATGCACAGCACGCCGTGCGCGCCGTCGTGCGCAACCGCACCCACCCGCTGCCGGATTCCGTGCTCAACCTGCTCATCGAAGCCGCCGTCCAGGAGGTGAAGGGGAAGGCATGAGCACTGCACTGACCCCCCGCACCCGGATTCTCGACGCCGCCGGCCGGCCGTGGCGACCGACCGCGACCCAGATGCAACAGCTCATGCGCCTCGCGGGCGAGAGCCCGTTCAAGGGGGCCTCCAGCGCCCGGCGCGCCGGCGCCCTGTGGTCCGCCTCGTCCGGCTCGGCTGACGCGGACCTCATGCCCTCGCTCGAGGTCCTCCGGGCGCGCTCGCGGGACCTCAAGCGCAACAACCCGCTTGCCGCCGGCGCGCTGAACACGCTCAGCACCTGCGTGGTCGGTTCCGGGCTGCTCTGCAATCCGGTGATCAATCGCCGGTTCCTCGGCTTGAGTGAGCAGGCCGCGCGGGACGCCGAACGCGAACTGGCCGATCTCTGGACCGAGTGGGGCGAGTCGGTCGAGTGTGATCTCAACCGCGTCTCGGACTGGTACGGGATCCAGCGCCTGGCGTACGAGTCAGAAAAGGAGAGTGGCGATATCCTCGTGCTGGCCCCTGCCGTGAACCGACCGGGGGCCGCGCTGCAGACGCGTGTGCAGCTGGTCGAGGCCGATCGCGTGGCCAACCCCCCGGGGGTGTGCAACTCGCAGCGTCTCGTCGGAGGGGTAGAACTCGATCAATACGGCGCCCCCTTCGCCTACCACGTCCGGACGGTCCACCCCGGCTCCCCCTGGTCCTGGGGGGCACTCTGGCAGAGCCAGCGGATCCGTGCGTTCGGTGCCGCGACCGGCCGCCGCAACGCCTGGCTGCTCTACCAACGCAAGCGGCCCGGGCAGACCCGCGGCATCCCGTACCTCTCCGTCGTCCTCGAGCACGCCAAGCAACTCGACCGCTATACCGACGCCGAGCTGGCCGCCGCCGTGGTCGGTGGCTCGTTCACCGTCTTTATCAAGTCGCCCCAGGGCGACGGGCTCATGCCCCTCGCGTCCGTGCCGCTGCAGCAGAGCGAGGGCACGCCGGCGGCCACCCCGAATGAGATCTTTCTCGACTACGGCGCGGTCGTGGACCTCCTGCCGGGCGAATCGATCGAGACTGCCGCGCCCAACCGCCCGAACCGCGCCTACGGCGACTTCGTGCGCTCGGTGATCGAGCAGTTCGGCGCCGGGATCAATCTGCCCTTTGAACTGCTGCTGAAGCACTTCACCGCCAGCTACTCGGCCAGCCGCGCGGCGCTGCTCGAAGCCTGGCGCTACTTCAAAGTCGAGCGGGGCTGGTTCGCCGGCCATTTCTGCCAGCCGGTCTACGAGCTCGTGACGACCGAGGCGATCTTACGCGGTCGGCTTGATCTCCCCGGCTACCTCGAGGACCCGCGGGCCAGGCGGGCGTGGTCGTATGCCGTCTGGACTGGGCCCGCGATGGGACAACTGAACCCGCTGGATGAGGTGGAGGCCGCGCGCGAGCGCGTGACTTTGGGGATTAGCACGCTCGCCAACGAGGCGGCCGAGATCACTGGCGAATCCTGGGAAGATCTCCACGCCCAACGGGTCAAAGAAGTGGAACAGCGCCGGCGCGATCGCCTCGAGCCGGATCCCGACGAGATGCCGGAGCAGCCCGCCCGCGGTCCTTCGTTTCCCATCAGCTACCGCCGGCTGGGGCGCGCGATCGCCCGGGCATTGAAGGAGGACCAGCATGGCCTTGCGGCATAACTCTGAGACCCGCGAGGACGAGCCGCAGTGGAGCGAGTGGCTCGGCCGTCATCGCGCACAGCTGCCAGATACTGCCTTTGCGGACCCTGACAATCGCGCGTTTCCCCATCACTGGGTCGTGAATGGGTCCGGTGAAGATGAGGACGGCCGCTGGACAGACGGGGAGATGTATCTCCACCGCGGCGGCCTCAACGCCGCCTGGGCCGCGGCCATGGGCGCGCGGTCTGCCCAGCGCGCCGCGCCAGAAGTGATTGACCACTTGCGTCAGCACCGGAGGGCCTTGGGGTTGGAGGACGCTGAAGGTGCGGACGCAGTGAGTGAGGCCGAGGGGGACTCCCCAGGTGTGAGCGACACGCACGCTGCGCAGGCGAGTGCCCACCCCTCCATCCCCCTCGGGCTCTCACTCCCCCACGTCGCGACACGGCTGTTCCACGCCCCCCTCGCGATCGAGCCCAATAAGCTACGGGCGATCCTGGCGGCAGTCGGCCCCCGGTTCGGGATCCCCGTGCGCGCGCAAGACGACCCGTTCCCCCCCCGGCGCCGTCCCCCGTACGAGGTCGTGAACGGCACGGCCGTCATCCCCGTCTTCGGCACGCTCGTGCAGCGTGCCTCGGGGATGGAGGCGCTCTCCGGCCTGACCAGTTATGAGCGTCTCGGCCACGAGCTCGCGCAGGCGATGGCGGATCCGCAGGTGCGGCGGGTGCTGCTCGAGATCGATTCGCCCGGCGGCGAGGTCGCCGGCCTGTATGAACTGGTCGCGCAGATCCGCGCCATGCGTCAGCAAAAACCCATTCATGCGCTGGCGAATGCCATGGCCGCCTCGGCGGCGTATCTGATCGGCAGCGCCGCCACGCGGTTCTATGTCACGCCGGAAGCCGTGACCGGGTCGATCGGGGTGGTGTACCTGCACGTCGATGCCACGCAGGCGACGGCGAAGGAGGGGTTCCTCGTGACTGAGATTTTCGCCGGCCGCCACAAGGTAGACACGTCGCCATACCGCGCGCTGGCGCCCGACGCGCGCGCGCAACTGCAGCGCTACGTCAACACCTACTACGACCAGTTCGTGGGACAGGTGGCGACCTTGCGCCAGCTCGAGCCGGATGACGTCCGCGCGACGGAAGCGGCGCTCTACATCGGCAAAGACGCCGTGGCGATCGGGCTCGTCGATGGCGTGCGCCTCAAGCTCGATGTACTCGCGAACCCAGAAGAGGAGGACACCATGGAACGAACACCCAGCCGCCCGGCGGCTGTCCAGACCGCCGCGGATCTGCGCGCGGCCTACCCGGAGGTGATTAGGGAGATCGAGGCCTCGGCGCGACAGGCCGAGCGGACCCGCGTCAAGCAGATCCTGGCCTTGGCGGTCCCGGCGACCCGGGCGACCGCCGAGCAGCTCGCGCTCGAGCAGGACGTGAGTCCCGAGCAGGCGGCCGTGACACTCATCGGTGCCATGCGGACCCAGGCGCGCGTCGAGGCGTTCACCCAGGACGGGCCGCCCCTCGTGCCCTTCGCCTCGGGCGAGGGGGAGACCCCCGACCCGGAGACCGCAGCCGTCATCGCGTCCGCGCGCCGCATCGCCGAGCAACGGCAGGCGCGCGGCTGGTAATCACACCCCCGAGCGACAGGAGGAATGACCATGGTGAACTTTCAACCCAGCGGCCTCACCTCAGCGGTCTACAGCCCCGATACATTGCTCGTCACGGGCCCGTTCGAGACGCGCCAGATTGTCATTGCGCAGAACGCCGGCCAGACCTCACCCCTGCCGCGCGGTCAGCTGCTCTGTCTCGATGCGAACGGCCGCTATCAGCCGCTCGCCGCGGCGGAGACCACGGTCCTGATCGACGCCGCCGGCGAGGTGATCCGTAATAACCTGGCCGGCTCGGAAGTGTCGATCGACGTCGTCACCGCGAAACCGCCCATTCCAGGCACCCTGCAGCTCGCCACGACCGCGGACGGGTCGGCGACCATCGTCCTCAACCTCGGCACAGACAACGGTCGTGGCGTGGGGAGCGGCGCCGGCGGGCTGTTTTTCGTGGATTACCACACCGGCCGGATCCGCGCCGTGTTTACCACCGCGCCCACGGCCTCGCACGACCTGAAGGCCGGCTACAAGCACCGGAACCCGGCCGCCGGCGTGCTGGCCTTGCCGACGGTGGTGCTCGCCGAGGAGATCGAGGCCGCGAAGATCGCCGCGGGGCATGTCACCACGCTGGGCTACGTCCGCGGGGTGTTCAACAGTCAGGCCCTGGTCGGCTACAGCCCGGGCTACGACTACCACCTCAATGCCATCGGCATCTGGGTGAAGACCACCGCGAACTAGTTCGCGGTGAGACGCAAGACGGAGGAGTCATCATGGGTCTCTTTGATACGCGCACGATGTTGGAAGCCTTGCGGATCATGAAGCCGCCCCAGGCGTTTCTGCTGGATAAGTTCTTCCGCACCATCACGACGTCCTGGACGGAGTACGTCGATATCGATGTCGTGAAGGGCAAGCGCAAGATGGCGCCGTTTGTCCACCCGCTCAGCCCGGGCAAGGTCGAAAACCGCGAAGGCTACACCACGATGACTTTCAAGCCCCCGTACATCAAGCCCAAACGAGTCTCATCCGCGGCCGACTGGCTGAAACGGATGCCAGGGGAAAACCCGTACGCCAACCGCTCGGTCATGGAGCGGGCGGCGGAGCTGATGAACAAAGACCTCATGGAGATGGACGAGGAGATTACCCGCCGGGAAGAGTGGATGGCCGCCCAGCAACTCACGACCGGGCAAGTCGTCGTAACCGGCGAGGGGGTCAATGCGACCATCAATTTCCAGTGGAGCACGTCCCACCTCATCGCCAACACCGGCCTGACGGCGAACGGCTGGGACCAAGCCGGCGCGGACCCCGTCAAAGACATCATGCTGATGTCGCGCCGCATCGTGCAAGACTCAGGGCGGACCCCCGACGTGATGGTGTTCGGGTTCGAGGCGTGGGATTTGTTCCTCGCCAACACCAAGGTGCAGGAGCTGCTGGACCGCCTCCGGATCACCCCCGGGAACGTGCAGCCTACGGCGTCCCGCACCGGCGCGCAGCTGATGGCCACGCTGCTTGGTCTCGAAATGTGGCTCTACCTTGAGTGGTATATCGACGACGCCGGCGTCGAGCAGCCGATGATCCCGGCGGATTACGTGGTCATGGGCAGCACAGCGGCCCGCTGCGAGCGGCACTACGGCGCCATTTACGATCCCAAGGCACTGGCGGTCGGCGACGCCCCGCCGCGGGTCTTTCCCAAGTCATGGGGAGAAGAGGACCCGCCGGTCCGCTACGTCATGGCGCAATCGTCGCCGCTGCCCGTGGCGCATGAAGTCGATGCCTTCGTACGTGCGGACGTGAAAGGATAAGGCATGCGGGATCCGGTGATGTGGTACGCGCTGGGCATTGTCACCCTGGCACTCGTCTTGTGTGCCCTGCTGGTGTGGTCCTGCTAAGCCGGGGGCAGAGCGATGGCCAAGCCGCATCTCACGATTGTCGCCTCGAACATGGACAACCTGCGTGCGCAAATTCGCCAGTGGCCGTCCACGGCCGCAGTCATTGCCGGCGAGGAACTACTGGCCGAGCTGGCGCCGTTCAAAGAGGAGATGAAACGGCGCTCGACGCAGGGGCCGCTGTTCAAGCGCAGCGGTCGCTTAGGCGCCTCCTGGGTGGCCGAGGTCCCCGTGCCACGGCGGTTGTCCGACGTGAAAGGGTCCGTCTATGCGCTCGCGGGCTATAGCTACATTCACGAGTTCGGCGGGCAGATCAGTCCCCCGGCGGGCAAGTCGTGGATCTTTATCCCCACGATCTACAACCTGAAAAACACCGGTCGGCCGCGCCTCACCGTCGAGCAGGTGATCAGCCAAGGGGGAAAATTCGGCACGCCACGCGACGTGGATCCGCTCATTCTCAAGAACCTCACCTACGTCACCCGGGCCATGGTCATCGACAAAGATGGGTTTCCCATGTTCACCCAGATCAAGCGCGCGACCTATAAGCCGCAGCTTGAGTTCTTCGCGCGGGGCAACACACTGGCCGGTCAGTTACCGAGCCGCATGGCCGACCGCCTGGTGCGCTACTGGCAGGCGCCGGTGCTGTGAGAGGGAGGGATGCCAACGCTGACACCCGAGCCGCTCCGCCTCACACTGGCGCTGCCCGCGGCGGTGCTCGACCGCTCGCTCGTGCGCGAGCGCATCATGCGCCGTGTGGGCGCACGCCTGGCGCGGATCCGCGTCGCGAACGGCTATCAAACGGATCTCGCACAGGCACTGTATTACGGCGCGCTGATCGAGGCGGAACCGCCCGCGTTGCCCGCCCTCAACTACTACGACGGGGATGAGGAAGGAGAGGCGCTGTACGGGGTGCGCGAGAAGCGGGTCGAGCTGACCATTGAGGCCTACGATAAGGTCCCGGACGCCACGACGGAGACGCTGCCTGATCACCTCTCGCGGGTGTCCGGTCGCATGCTAGGCGACATCGAGGTTGCCCTGGTGACAGGACCCACCGGGACTCCGGAGCCGACGTTCGGTGGCCTCGCGGCCGGCCTGCAGTACGCCTCGAGCCGCCTCATCATCGGCACGCGCCCCCAGCTGTGGGTCGGCTGTGTGAGCAACTGGATCATTACATACCGCACCCGACACGGGAACCCCTACACGACGGTGGAGGACTGACGACATGGCCGCGTGGGTCTCGAACTACCTCAAGAAGAAGATCGCTAACGGCGAGGTGCAGCTCGTCGCGCACGACATCCGTGTGCTGCTCGTCTCTTCGAGCTTTAACGGGAACGCCAACCACGAGTTCGTGGGGAATGTGCCCGTACTGGGTGAGCTGAGCGGCACGGGCTACGTGCGCAAGTCATTGGCCAATAAGGTCGTAAACGTCGATACACCAAACAACCGGGCGGAGTTCGACGCGGACGATGTGACGTGGACCGGGATTAACGCCGGGACTGCCGTCGGTGCACTGCTCATTCGGCATGTCACGAATGACGCCGACTCGCCCATTATCGGGTTCACGGATCAGGGCGGCTTCCCCATTACGACCAACGGGGGCGACGTTACCATACAGTGGAACGCTGAAGGCATCTTACAGATCGCGTAGGTGCGGAACCGAGAGTGAAGGAGGTTTGCCATGCCATCTGCCGAAAACGCTCGGCTGCAGATCGAAGCGGGCCAGACCCTGGTCGCCATGGCTCAGCTCACCGACAGTGGGGATCATATCAAGTTTACCGGCGTAAGCGGCCTGTGGTCAGGGGTCGCCGGCAAAACCCCGGTGATCCGGCCCAACGGCGTGCGCTCTGGCGGGGCGGTGACGCCGAAGAGTGGGGCCAACGATCAGGTGACGGTGGCGGCGCTGGAAGCGAACTTAAATGGCGCCATCCAGAGCGTGGCCGGCGCGGACGTCTCGATCAGCCGCACCGCCGGTGGCGGCACCTACCAGAAGCACTCGATTATCGTGAACAATGCAGGCGCGCTGGCCGCGGTCGCCGGCACGGAGGGGGGCGCGTTCAGCACCACACGTGGCGCCGCCGGGGGGCCGCCCTTCATCCCGGTCGATGCGGTTGAGGTCGCACAGATCTGGCTGACGTCGGATACGGCCGCGCCGATCCAGGCGAGCGAGATCAAGCAAGTGCAGGGCGAGCATTTCGAGCGGGCAAACTTCCCCCTCTATACCATCGACCCCTATAGCGGGGCGGTCTCCTTCGTCTCCGCCCTCCCGCTCTCGCACACGGGCAGCGTACCCAAACGCGTGTACGCCGAATATTACACGCCGATTTTCGCGCCTGTGCCCAAGGCGCGGGACGTCGTGCTGCCCGAACGCACGTTCTCGATCAACTCGGAGGCGACGTATGACGGGCCGGAGGCCTCGGCCTCGAGCGCGCTCGCGCAGGGTTCTTTCACCGCCCTCCTGGAGAACGGTATCGATGACCTGTTGGTGCAGCTCGAAGGGCAAAACCTGTGGTTTAAGTTTTACCCCGACCGCTATAAGTCGGCCTATCACGCGTACCAGGGCATCCTGGGCATCGCCCGCCAGTTTCCGGCTGCCGGCAACCTCAATGCGTCGTGCACAGTCACGGCGGCCAAGCAGGGCACCAACGTCGCGGCGTAAATAGAGGCGACTGCACATGGGACTCATTGACGTGCACCGGCTGCGCGCGACCGCGTGGCGCCGGCCGATGAAAGACGTGCCGGTTCCGGAACTGAAAGGCCTGCTCGCCCCTAACGGCAGTGGCCCGCCGGTCGTGCGTGTGCGCGGACTCACCGGCAACCAGATGTTCCTTGCGGCGGAGGCCAAAGCCAATCATGCGGTGTTCAAAGTGCTCAAGGACGCCTTCGCGTCCGGGAACGTGGACGAGATTAAAGCGGCGATGACGCGTGCCGTGCAGCCGGCCAAGAGCGAAGCGACGGCGGCCGAGACGGCGTACCGCATCGAGATCCTCGTGATGGGCGTGGTCGATGAAACCGGCCGCCCGTACCTCGACTATGAGGATGCCGTGCGCATCGCGGAATACTTCCCGACCGCGTTCATTACCCTGACCACGGAGATTTTGTCGCTGTCCGGGGAGGGCAGCAGCGTGGGGGAATCGTGACGCGCCTGTGGGCGGACCCGCAGGCGCGCAACGCCCTGGCGCTGTGTGAGGCGCGCGGGGCGTTTGTGTTTCAGGTCGCGCCGCAGTTCTGTCCGTGGGGCCGGCTCACCGCGGTCGAGATCGGCCTCTGGGCGCGGTACTACGAGGACCTCAAAGCACAGCGCAAACCGAGGTAGCCGATGGCCGACGCACGGCGCGTGATTGAACTGGTCTTCGGTGCCGCCGATCAGACCTCGCAGGTCGTCGATCACATGTCCTCGAGCCTGGACACCTTCGCCGGCAAGGTGTCCAATATTACGCAACCGGTCGCGACCCTGACCACCAACCTGCTGGCCTTTGAGGCGGCGGTCGGCGCGAGCGCGCTGGCCGTGGGGGCCTTCGCCACCACGCAGGCCGCGCAGTTCGATTCCCAGATCCGCGAGATCGTCACCCTCGTGAACGGCAGCACCGCGGAGGTACAGGCGCTGGGGAAGGAGATTCTCGCGCTCGGACCCCATTCCGCCTTCTCGTTCGATACCCTGACCAACTCGGTCTATAAGGCGGTCTCTGCCACCGGCGATCTCGGCGCCGGCGTGCAGGTGGTGCAGCAAGCCGAGCAGCTCGCCATCGCCGGCCGCGCAGAATTGAACGACACCACACTGCTGTTGGTCTCGACCCTCAATGCCTACGGGTTGGGGATGGACCAAGCCGCTCGCGTGTCTGACATTTTCTTTGCCGCCGTGCAGGGTGGGCAGACCACGGTCAGTGAACTCGCCTCGAGTATGGGGCAGGTTGCCCCGACGGCCGCGGCCGCGGGCGTCAGCATCGACGAACTCGCCGCCGCCGTGTCCTTCCTCACCAAGAACGGGTTAGGGACGAGTGAGGCCGTCACGGGCCTCAAAGCGGCCCTGTCGAACGTCATCCAGCCGACCAAGGAGGCCGAGGAGACAGCCCAAGCCCTCGGGATCCAGTTCGACGCGAACGCCCTCGCGAGCAAGGGGCTGGCGGGGTTCATCGCGGAATTAGCGCAGGCAACCGGTGGCAGTATCACCGAGATGGGGAAGTTCTTCGGCTCGGTCGAAGGGCTGAATGCCGTGATGGTGCTGGCGCAGGGCAGCGCGCAGGGGTTCGCAGCCCAGGTCGATGCGATTGGGAATTCTTCCGGCAGCACGCAGAAGGCCTATGAGCTGATGGTCGATACCGTCACCGTGCAGACGCAGCGCATGCTGAATGCCATTCAGGCGGCCGCCATCACGATCGGACTCCAGCTCCAAGAGCCGGTGGCTCAGGTCGAGGCCGCCATCGCGAACGTATTCGCGGCCATTCAGCAGGCCGCCAGTAGCGGGGCCTTTGATCCGCTGATCGATGCCCTGACGTCCGGGCTTAACACCATCGCCGGCGTGCTCAATGAGATTGCGAAAAACCTGCCCGCGGCCCTGGCGACTCTTGACTACTCCGCGTTCATTGCGTCGCTCGAAGAACTCGCGGCGACCATCGGGCTGGTGTTCGAGGGGGTAGATATCTCGACGCCTGAAGGCCTCGCCGCGGCGTTGCAATCGGTCGTGAATGTCGGCACGACCCTGATTAACGTGACCACCGGCATCGCCGAGAACGTCGTCCCGGTCATCCGTCAGTTCATTGACTGGGCGTCGGCCGCCGGGAACGTCGATAAGGAGACGGCCCAACTCATTGGGAATGCCAGCGGACTGCTGACCCTGATCAACAGCACCCTGCCGGCGGTCCAGGGGTTGGCCGGCGGCATGGAATTTCTGGCCTATACGATGGGCGGCAGTGTGCTGCTCAAAGCTGTGCAAGGGCTCCTTCCCGCGTTGGGCACGGGCGGGCTGCAGACCGTGGTGGCGGCGCTGGCGTCGCCGGCGGGCATTCTGGCCCTCGGCGGCGCGGCGCTGATCGTGACCGATCAACTGTTCAATTGGACCGGTGCCGTGAATGATGTCATTGACGCCGGCCTCCGGTTACTCACTACCACCAACGAGTCGGCGTCGCGGTATGGCGAGCTCGCGCAGGCGACGGAGGCCGTGACCGGCGCCCACGGCGCGCTCCTCGGCGGTCTGCTGGCCGCGATCGAGGCAGAGCAGCAGGCGGCAGCCCAGGCCGCCCAGAACCGTGCGGAATTTGCCGAGTGGGCCCAGCTCGCGGATGAATTAGGCGGGCAGCTCAAGTTCACGGCCGATGGCCTGATCGAGCTCACGTTCGCGCAGCGGGAAGCTGACGTGGCGGCCAAAGAGACCGCCTTGACCTTCCGGGACAGACTCATGCCCTCATTGGTGGAGACCAAGATCAGCGCCGACTTGCTCAAAGACGGTTTCATCCTGGTCGATAATACGGTCACCGGCACCCTCGATACGTTCACCAAATATTCGCACGCCGTCTCCCAGGCTTCGGAGGAGGAAAAGAAAAAACGCGACGAGGCGGAACTCACGGCCGAGAAGCAAGAAGAGTTACGGCTGAAGACCGAAGAGCTCAACCTGGAGTGGGAAAAGCTGGCGAGCCAGGAGCGACAGGTGACGCTCCAGGTCCTCGGCGACATCCGCGTTGCCGAGATCCAGGCCCAGGCCGAACAGGTGATCGCGGCCTTCGAGTCGATCGGTGAGACGGTCAAGAGCACCGGGGAACTCATCGGCGAGCTCGCCGGGCTGTTTGTTGAGGCGGAAGGGTTTGAGCAGACGGAACTCCTGCGCCTGCTCAACGAAGAGAACCAGCGGCGTCAGGAAGCCCTCGACCTGCAAAAGAAGCTGGTCGAAGCGCAGGTGGCCTACCTGGAAGCGACCGCGGAGCGGCTCAACCAAGGCGAGGCGCTCATCACCATTGAAGCCGGCGGCCTCGAGCACGACCTTGAGCATTTATTGTTCGAGATCCTGTCGCGGATCCAGATCAAAGCGTCTGAAGCAGGGCAGAATTTCTTATTAGGGCTACAGTGATGCGCGTCGTCCTCTCCACGCTGACCTACGATCCGCAGGGATACATCGAGCTGCACCTCGACCCCCGCTCTGAACTCCTGCCCCGCGAGCGGCGGGTCACCCGGGTCGAGACCTTGGACGGCGGCGTGCAGCTCGACGATAACGGCATGACGCATGGCGACCGCACCTTTCGCCTCGTCGTCGCGGTCAACAAAGCGCAGTGGCAGCAGCTCACGGCGCTGCATGATAATTACTCCCTGTTGCACTGCGCGACCGAGGAGGGGCTGTTTCTCGTCGCGCCGCAGCGGCTGGTGCACCAGGCCGGTCGTGCGTATCTCACCGTACTGGTGAAAGCAAAGGAGGGCTGATGGCGGCTGGCGTGTATCCCTACGCACGACAGGACTTCGTCACCGGCGCGCTCGCGTGGACAGCCGCGACGCCACTGAAGGTGCTCCTCGTGAAAGACACCTTCCTCTACTCCCCGAGCCATCGCTACGTCTCCGGCATTGTGACGTATGAAGTCGCTGGCGCGAACTACAGCCGCAAGAGCCTCGACGGTATCAGCACCAGTGTTGACACCGTTGCCGACACCGTGCGCCTGCTTGCTCATCCGCTCACCTGGCCAGCACTGAACGTTGGCACGATCGGCGGCATGGTGGTGTTCGTGCAAGGCAGTACGGACGCGGATTCGCGCTTGGTCGGCTACACGACCGACGGCTTCCCGCGCGACAGCAACGGAGGCGATGTCACCCTGGCCTGGGATGTGACCGGGCTTGCGCTGCTGGTGTGAGGTTGCGGTGGTCGCCGTCAGGGAAAAGGTGGCGTGATGGCATACGTGGATTATCCTATCGGCATTTATTACCCGAGTTTTCCCGTAGGATGGGGAAACGCCGTCAACCGTACTTTAGATAGTGCGAATGAGCGGTGGGCGTTTATCTTTCGCGCGCCGAAGACCGGCACCCTTGATCGTTTTGAGGCGGCTATAACGGTTTCTACTTTTAACGCTGCCAGCCGGATTCGTTTCTCGTTTCAAGACATCGACAGTAACGGTGTTCCCGATGGAATCGCGGACCAGTACCGCATCTTTGCAATGAGCGCGGGTACGGCGCAATGGATTGTTCCCCCTGGCCCAATGACATCGGACGGTACGGATCTCGGAACCAAGCGAAGCGTGACGCGCGGCGATTGGGTGGCGTGTGTCATAGACTATAACGTCTTCACTTCAGGCGACTCTATTATCGTGCTCTGCGATACCGTGGGGACCGACTCTATTGCAAAGGACGGTTACTACGTGGCTGATGACCTCACCGGAGGGGGAACGTGGTCCCGCTTAACGTCCGGTAAACCGCGCCTCGCGTTGCGCTATGTCAACGATGACTATCCCGTTGTCGTGCCGGGGATTGTGTTGCCACACAAAGCATCCGGGGTTGTTCATGTGGAATCCGGTACGACTCCCGATGAGTTTGGGAATCGTTTCGTGCTCCCGTTTGCCTGCAAGGTCAGTGGGGTATGGGCATACTGGGATCAGGAAGGCAGCACGGGCACCGGCACGTTCAAAATTTACGACAGTAGTAACAACGTGATAGCGTCATACGACGTGGAGTCCGCCAAGACCGCCAGCCAGGGCAGCGGCACCATCGATTACCCGACCATGTTTTTGTTCAACAGCGATGTGGAGCTTGCCGCCAACACGCTCTACCGTATCGTACTGGAGGGCACACACGCGTCTATCGGGTATGATCTCCTGTATTACGACGTGGACCGCAACGAGATCTTGAGCCAGGGGCTCAGCGGAGACCGGACCTGCTACGCCACGCAACGCACGGATGGTGGCTCATGGACCGACATGAACACTCGTCAAGCGTTTATGGGTGTGGTGATCTCTGCGATTGATATCGGCGCGAGCGGGCTGCTCGGTGGTTCACTCTTGAACCGGGGGTTGAACTGATGCAACAGATTTTTCGTAGTGAGCCGGAGGCCGCCCGCCGGCGGATCCCGTTTCGCATGGTTGATAGCGCCGACGGCAAGACGGCCAAAACTTGGCTCACGTTCGCGGCGGCCGACGTCAAAGTGAGCAAGTCTGGTGCGGCCGAGGCGAATAGCGCCGGCACAGTCACCGAGGTCGCCGGCGGCACATACTACTATGAGCCAACCGTGGGGGAGGTGGACACCCTCGGGTACTTGCAGTTGCGTGTCGTGAAGAGCGGTGCGCTCGACTTCGTGGCGGTTGTGCAGATCGTAGAGGAAGGGACACGTGGCGCCGTGGCCACGGACGCCGGCAACGGCGCGACTAGCTTCAAAACGGACCTCGCAGACACGACCAATGACGTCCACAAAGATAAGCTCTGCCTCTTTCTCACCGGGGCTCTGGCCGGGCAGGTGAAGCGGGTCACGGCGTTCAACGGCAGCACGAAATTTCTGACCGTCGCCGGCGGGTACACAGGCACGCCGGCGAGCGGGGATAAATTTCGCCTCATCAACCAATGAGCCGGATTCTTTTCGATCAGTTTGACGTTGCCGGCCAGGCGACCGTCACGCCCGCGGCGTTGGTGGTTGCCCTGAGTCTGACCACGCCGACCATCCAGAACCTCTCGCATCAGCGTCTCTTCCCACAGCCCCTGAAAATCACCCTCACACCGGCCACACCGCTGATCTCCAACTCGCGCCCTCTCCCCCCGCCGCTGCGGCTGACGATGTCCATCCCGACGCCGACGGTCAAGCGCGGGACCCGCTTCGTCTATCCGCCCCCGCTCGCCCTCTCACTGGCGCTCCCGCCGCCGGCGGCCTGGACCGGCCGTGTGCTGCGCCCGGATCCGCTCAGGCTCACCCTCACGCTGCCGCCACCCACGCGCCTCTCGACCACCGAGCAGAAGGTCACGCCGGCGCCGCTGGTGGTCGGTCTGAGCCTGCCGGCCCCGCAGGTCATGCCAGGGCCGGTCACGTTCGCTGTGCGTTCCATGCCCATGCGCGTGTGGGTGCAACCGCCAACCTCCGCGCCCGCGCCGGCCATTGGCCCGATCCGGCTCGTGCACGTCACATACCACGCCGAATTCTCTGCCACGGGGCTCACCCCCGCGGTGCAGAGTATTCCTGTCAGCTCTGCTACTGGCACACTCAAAAATGACTTTGCGCTCCGCCCAAAGGTCACGCGCACCGTCAATCAATACGGTCACATCGTGAAAACAGAGGTCACGCCGGCCACGCCGACCGACGCGGATTACGACACGCTCTCACTGGTCATCCCCAACGGTGCGCAGTGGTTGCCGATTGTCACGAGTCTTTTTCTCTCCTCAACGCGGTGGGTTGTGTTGGCAGAACTCCGCCGGTACAGCGACGGTTCGGTCGTGCGTGTCCCGCTCATGGGCGCGACGCCAAAGACGTTCAGCAGGCAGCGCACGGCGCGCGGCTACCAGATCCAGATGCAGTGCGGGAGGGCGCTCAACCACCAGGGCGGGCCGCTCGTCGATCTCACGCCGCCGGACGTCGTGCAGTACCGGGTCGATGAGGGCGGACGCGCCACGTGGCAGATCGTGGCAAACTTTTCCATCCGCCCGCTCTCGACCATTCGCTGGAGCGGCCAGACCTACCAGATCCGCGACGTGCAATTCGCGCTGGGGCCGCGCCGCCGGGAGATGACACTTATACAACTCTTCCCGAGCGATATCCCGCAGCCAACGATTGTCCAACAAAGCGCGAGTGCGGGAGCGACGTAATGGGCCGTGCACGGATCATCTCTCATCTCGGCGAAGCGCAGTACCAGGTGCGCTACCTCTACAACGTCGCGGCGGTTGAGGCGGAGGAACAGCGGCTGGAAGAGCGGGCAGAGGTCATTGAAGCGGAGCTCAGACCCCAGGCCGAGGACGAGCTTGCCGCGGCAGAGCAAGCACTGAGTGACGCCCGGGCCGCGGTGAATACCGCGATCAGGAAGTACGAGGGACAGCCGACGCCGGAGATGCAGGCAGAGATGGCTGCGGCCGTCAGTGGCATCGGCACATTACGCACGACACTCGATAGTGTAGAAACCGGCCTGCTCAATGTCAGCGTCTCGGTTGCGACCTCCCGCGCAGCGCTGCCGGGCGGCGCTCCCCCCTCAGTCATCCAAGCCTACGACAGTTTACAGAACGGTATCACGACCGCACAAAGCGCGCGCAACGACGAGGAGACGTCCGTCGCGGCACTGCAGGGTACGATCTTGGAGATCAGCAACGCGATCGCCGGCGAGCCGGACATGAGCGGTGTGCGCGCACAGATGGCGACCGCGCTCGATCAACTAAGCCAGAGCCAAGTCCAACATAGTCAGGCGGGGGCTCGGCTGGCGGACGTAGAGACCTTGCTCGACGCGGCGCGTGATACGCTCCCAAGCGACCCTGCCTATGACACGGCACGGGAGCATCTGGAGAGCGCGGCCAGTGCGCTTGCTACGGCACGGGCGTCCCACAGTGGGATGAACTATGGCAGTGTCAGCGCCGCGCTGGCGACCGCCGACCGTCTCATGCAGCCGGGCAGTGAAACCGCGAGACAAGAACTGATGGCCGCCCTGGCCCAGCAGAATGAAGCGTCTGCGGTTGCCCAAGAGGCGACCGCCGCACTCAACGAACTGGAGGCAGAGCTGGGGCAGATTGACGCCAGGCTTATCGAGCTGGCGCAGATCGCGCGCGAGGAGACGAAGACCGTGTGGTGTGCAGACTATTCGACCGAGCTGCAACCCGAGACCGAGGTGGGCACGCTCGAGGTGCCGGGCGAGCTCACCGAGATCCTTGTGCACCCTGACCAACCCAACGGCAAACGCCGCGCGATGGGGCGATGACGCCGGTGCAGGCCATGTCCCCAGCGCAGGTCTTTTACAACTGGTGCATGGCACCGGGCTGGCAACGCTTTCGACCGACCTTCCGATTTGCCCGGGTCGAAGCGGTGAATGACGATGGGACGCTGAAGCTCGCGTGGCTGCCTCCGAACACCAGCAAATACAGTGAGCATCGCTCACTCCTGCACGGCGCGCCGCTCGACATCACGCCCAAGACGCTGGACGACGCGGACATTCCGCTCGACAAGGTGCCGGTGACCTACATTGACTGCCACGCCGCGGCGTTTGTAGCCGGCGATGAGGTTGTGGTGGAGTTCGAGGCGCAAGACCCCGAGCGCCCGCGGGTCGTCGGCTTCCGCAAGAACCCGCGGCCCTGTGGCAGTGTGATCGGCACTCCGACTGGCACCGTACAATTCGTTTCAACCCAATGGACCTTCACGCCGAAGACTGTATTGTATGGCGCCGTCAACTGGCGGGGCGCCAACAATCAGGTGGTGAGTTGGCACGCCTCCAGCCATCGCGTGTTCAACCGCCTCCGTCCGACGGTACGAGAGGACTCGGGGCAGCTCAGCGGGCGCATTTATCTCGGTGGACGCCTGGCTGCCGAAGCGCCCGCGGAAATCGTGGGGGCGGCGATTCAACGCCTGGACACCGGGTCGTATTTGGTCGCGGTGTCCAGCCAGTCCGAGGTCGATGAGTCGTATGAAATGACCGGCGGTAAAGAAGTCGTGTACCGCAAGCTACTTCCTGACGGGCCGTGGGAAGTGGTCGCGGAGGTCTCCTGGCCGGATGCGTGGTGGCGGCGTCCGTCCGGGGCGGAGTACTATGGCTCGGTGCTCTATGGGCTCTGGCACTTCAACCCGTCAGGCACGGAAGCGGTGAGCGTTCGGCAGCTTTTTACGACTTCACCCGGCGGTGGCGATAGTCTGGAGTTGAGGGTTTACCAACTCACCGTCGGCGCGGGCGCAACAATCTCAGAGTTTGGGTCTGCCCCGTCCGGCGTGATCGCGGCGGACTATAATAGTGCCGGGAATTTGGTGTTTGCGACCTTTGGCCCAGGACCCACGATCCGCCTGCCGAGTTACTCGTTCAGTGTCAACCGCCACTTCTTGGCGTATATGGACCTGCGCTACGAGATTGCCGTGACAGTCGAGTTGACGGCCGGCGCAGACCCAACAGGAACCGCAACACTCCACACGCCACTGTTCACGGCACCGTTGGTATCCACGTCTCTAGACTCCATTTTTGGTCACGAATTTAACGAGACTAACGGCACAGATGATGCGGGACATTTTTTTACGTTTCGCGGCCCCTTTTCTCCGTTAGCGGACGAAGAGGGGGCGTTTCCGAAGTTTCACACGATCTTCCAGAGCAACGGTGGTCGGATCTTTTTGGACGAGTTCGCGTGGGTGGCGGCCGATCAGAATGGTCACTTTGTGGTCGCGCTGGCGCCCTTCCTGAAGGGCTACACGCAGGCGAATGGTGTCCAGGTTGTCAATGAATATAGCGATCGCCTGATTCGCGGATTCAGTCGCACTGGCGATGTGCGACAAGATATTGCCGGGGCACTGTTAAATAATTACCCCATAGGATCGATATGAAGGGGGCGGTGATGGTGTCGGCGTGGGACAGGTTGAAGGTCCGCGGTCCGGATCTCCCGTGGCCGCTGTCTCTCGCTGTATTCGATGCCGCCGTGAATCTGGGCCTGGTGGAGTCGGGAAAAATACTCCAGGCGCCAGTCAATGCACTCCGCAAAATCTACTCCCCGGCGCACCCGCTGTACCTCAAGCAGGATGGTATTGTAGGTGACAAAACGGTTGAGGTGGGTGAATCGCGTCGCGAGCCTGATGCAGTTCGCGAGTGTAACAGTCTAAACGGAGGGGGAAATGGTACCGAACGATCCTCTCCCGAGTTCTGACCTGCTCGTCATGCGCCTAGCCGAGATGGGCGTGTGCGCCGTCGCCCTCCTTGCCGTGCTCCTCATTCATTATTGGTCGCTGCGCGATCTTCGCGGCGAGCTCTACCGCTTGCGCGAAGTGATCGGCCGACTGCCGGTCCGTGCCGAACCGGATCCGCATCCGCCCAAGGAACAGACGCGAGCGTGAGGGCATGGCAGAAGTGGTCACCTGGCTCTCGGTCATGCTCCGGGCCGGCGCCGTCGCGCTGGCGTGGGGCTTGCTGCTCCACTATGCGCACCGTCTGTTTCTCCTGCAAGTTGTGCTGTTCGCGGTCCTCTTCTTTCACCAGCTGCTGCTCTCGCCGTTGATTCCCGGTCCGGATTGGTGGGGGCTGGGGATCAGCATCGGGTTGTTGCTCTGGCTCGTGCAGCTGCAGCGCCTGCTCGAAGACGAACGACAGGTCCGGCGTGAGCTGCTCCGCGAGCTGGAAGCGCGCGAACAGTGGCTCGCCCAGGCGTACCACACACTGCGCACGCCCACGCACGTGATTATCGGCTTTGTCGAGATGATCGAGGACCGCGACGTGCTGACCGTAGAAGACCGCGAGTATCTTCGTCGGATCAAACAGGCCGGGCGCGCGCTGGCCGAGGCGATTGACCATCTCCCGGACCTCAAGAGGAGTGAGCAGCCACCGTGCCAGAGCCAGAAGTAGACGGACAGAGTAAGCTATGGACCACGATCAGTAATCTGAGTGGCCATACCATCGTGGCCGGCGTGCTGATCTACGTGACCACGTATACCGTGCCGTCGCTCTCGCACGATTTTCGCTCCGTGCTCACCGAGCAACGCCTCGATTTCCTGAAGGCGGTCGAAAACACCCGCCAGGATTTCTTGAGTGCCATCCGCGACGACCGCGCCTGGAGCACGCAGCAGCACGCTGTGCTCTCCGAGCACCAGCGCGCGCTACAGGACGCGTTACACGAGATCACGGCGCAGCTCGCCGAAATCCGCAAGACCCTAGACGAACTACAGCTGCAGAAGGTCCGGGAGCAGTTGCGCCAACGGGAAGAAGAGGGGGGCAAGTCATGATTCACCCCGAACACCTTCGCCGCTACGTCATCGAACCGACGCTCCAGCGCCTCGGGCTGGACAGCGAGGCGGCGGTCATGTTGCTACTCGGGACTGCCGCGGTCGAGTCCCGGCTCGGGTTGTGGCTACGCCAGCTCGGCGGCGGGCCGGCGCGCGGCATCTACCAGATGGAACCGGCCACCCATGACTCGCTGTGGAAAGAATATCTCATCTACCGCACAGACGACTTGGCCGCGCGGATCCGCACGTTCGCCGCGCCGGCGTGCCCGCCCGTCGAGCAGCTGGAGTGGAACCTGGCCTACGCCACTGCCATGGCACGCGTGCGGTATCTCGTCGCCCCGCCGGCGTTGCCCGCCCCCACTGACTTCTACGGTCAGGCAAAATACTGGAAAGAATGGTACCAACGGGGCGGCGAGAAAGGGCGCTCGGAGGGCGATTATGTACGCTGTGTCGATGACCTGATCCTGCAGGTACAGCGGCAGAGGCGCTACCCAGCGGTGTAA